TATAGATGGCAGCACCCAATAGATATTCATCGAAGAATTAAAGCTGTCGTTCATGATAAACGACAGCGCATTTTAGCGGTACAAACCGCCTTTTTTATACATCAGAAGGGAGTTTTATATGACTAATATTTTTATTGGAGGTGGCGTAAATGCTTTTTATTGATGGTCATGGCTTTAAAACTTTAGAGCAAGATGCTACCGAAGATTTAGTTAATTGGACAGTAAATCAATCTGCCAATGCAACAAATGCAACTTTAAATCTCACTGGCTATGGGACTCCTAATGCACGCTATACATCAGATTTTGTCCCATTAGTGCCGAACACTGATCTTAAAATAGTCGTTGACCCTTTAGAAAATGGAAGCAATTTTTTATGGTGTTATTATTTGACAGATCAACCAGAAAATGGTGCAAAAGTTTATAATCCTGATGAGCCATGGGAGTCGAGTAATGAAATTACCTTACATGTGGGAGAAGCCAAATATTTGATTGTTTTGGTCGGCAACAATAGCGGATTTTCTGCAATCAACAGTTGGAAAGTAAGCGTTACTCATAAAGTTAATTTTGTAATTGAAGTTTAAAATAGAAGATAAAAATAATAGTCCACATTTAAGCGGTCGTTGATATTGGACGACAAAGTGACAAAAAGTAAGGAGATAAAAATGAAAGATAATCACGGTCCACCTTGAGTGGATTTTTGAATAAATTGAGCCAGTCTCGAGCAAAAACAAGAATGGCTTTAAATCAATGATTAGACGGTTTTTAATCACTAAAACCGTCTATTTTTTTAAGCTCAAGAAAGGAAAATAAAATGGCAGAATTAAATGAAAATACATTTTGGATCTCTGGAATTATTAATGGAGAATACAGAGAATGTGATGGTCCATACACCACCACAAAGGACATGAGTAATAAAGGCTATCCTTATGTAACTAAAACTCCAAATCCAAACTTTACACATCAAAGATATGATTACACAGCTCATGAATGGGTAGACACATCAAGTGAAGCACTACTTCATACTGTGGAAGACGTTCAAAAAGCTGTTACTGAATTAAAATCAAATAGTCAATCAAATACTCAATCAAATGATGAACTTGATAAGAAATTAGATAAGCTTACTACTTTGGTTACTATGTCAAACGTTCAAACAGGCAAGTTAATGCAAGAAGTGCAAGATTTAAAGAAACAAGCTCAACCTGCTACTCAACCTACTGAACCAACACGAAACACCACACCAGCAATTGAAGGAGGTAATAAGTAATGTTTGAGATTTACAAGTTTGAATTTGATAACGATTTTATCAGTCAAGATGAATTAAGAAGTTACATTGATATGGGCTTAATCAGTGAAGCTGAATACCAAGAAATCGTTGGTGGTAGCAATGAAGAAGCTAAACCAGTGGAAGGCCAAATTAACAATTAGAAATTGTGAACTGTTAATTGGTCTTTTTATTTTAGGTAAAGGTGTTTGGCTGTTTCATGATAGTCACTATTTTATCTATCCGCCGCAATTTCAAAGTATTGAAAATAGTCGCTATATCGACTTAGGGTTAATCCTTTTGGGTGCCTTGTTGATGATAACGGCTTTTTTAGTGCCATACATGCGATCAACCAAGCGAAAAATCCAGCTGATTATCGTCAGCAACGTATTTTTAGTGTTGGCTGGAGTTGTGTGCATGGTCTTAGCTTTACTGCAAATCACGCATGGCATTTTCACGTCTTATTATCGAATGGGGCACTCTGCTTGGGGCGACTTAATCATTTTTGGCTTTGTCTATCTGACAGCTAGCGACGCCTAAGGAGGTGCCGCATGAAAGATATTGGGAACGTGATAGGATATCTGATAACTGCTGTCGGGGGTCTGATAAGTGCGGTGACCCTTTTCTACAAAGTATTTAGTAGCAGCAAACAAAATACGCTTGCCAGCACGCTAGCTGAGAAAGACAAAGAAATTAAGCAGAAGGCTGAAGATGTGGAGCTATATCGTAAAAGATGGCTTAAAGTTGAAAAAGAAAATGACCGATTAAAAAAGAAATTGGAGGAATTAGAAAATGACGATTAAAGATTGGATTTACTTAGGTATTACTGTGGCAAGCTATATCATTGCTGTAGTTGCTGGCGTTTATGCTAAGGACAAAGCTAAGATCAACCGCACAACTCGTGCTGGTCAAGCCTATGATGTTTTAGGCAAGATCGCAACTAATGCTGTCCATGAAGTAGAGTTCTTGGGCGGCACTAGTAAAGAAAAGCGTCAAATGGGTTATGAACTGATTAACCAAGCTTTGCACTACATGGGTATTAATGATGTGACAGCTAACATGATCTACGGCGCTTTAGAAAAGGCTGTAGCTGCTATGAATTTAGCTGATGTTGAAAAAATGGAAAATGATCCTGCTGTAGCACAAGATGTGGATGAAAAAGACATCCTACAACCAGTAGATCAATTGCCAAAACCTGAAAATCCAGCTCCAACCGATGCTAAGGATGTGACTTTAGATGGCAAGTAGACAACTAGGTATTGATGCAGCTGTATATCAAGGCACTAGCATGACAGCTTATCATAATGCTGGCGCAAAATTCGGCATTATCAAATTGACTGAAGGAACGGGTTATATTAATCCTAAAGCTCACTATCAAATAAAATCATTACATGCTAATCACATGTACGTCCACGCTTATCACTTTGCGACTTTCGGTTATAACGCCAGTCGTGCTAAAGCTGAAGCAAAGTTTTTTGTGAGTCGTGCCCAAACTGAGAATATCAGCAAGAAACGCTATTTATGGCTTGACTGGGAAACTGGTAGTGGTAACTGCGTTACTGGAGGTAAGGTGGCAAGTACTAAGGCAATTTTAGCTTTTATGAAAATTTGCCACGATGCTGGTTATAAAGTAGGCTTGTACTCTGGTGCAAGCCTGCTTAGAGCTGCAATTGATACTAAAAAGGTCATTAAGAAATTCGGCACCTGTATCTGGGTAGCATCTTATCCAACCGACTATGCTACTGAGCCTAATTTTAACTACTTTCCATCCATGGATGGCGTAGCTATTTGGCAATTCTGCGACAACTGGAAAGGACTTGGCGTGGACGGTAATATCTCACTGATTGACCTCCACAAAGAAACTACGACTGTGCATAAGACAATCAAGCCGACTGAAAAGCCTAAACCAAAGCCAGAAAAGAAAACTGGTGTGGTATATGCTCCTGTGATCAACCATAATTCTAACTGGATGATTCAGCTAATGGATGGTAATGGTCATTACACTGGCAAGTACATCAAGACTAACAGTCGATGGAAGTACTTTGATGTCAAGACTATCAAAGGAACAAAATGCTACAAGCTAGGTACTGATAAGCAGTATGTGCCTGCTAAATTTTTGAAAGTAATTGAATAACCAAAAAGGAGTTGAAAAACTCCAAATATCGTAAAGACCGCTCTGGGACAATAATCCTAGGGCGGTCTTTTTTGCGTGTTTTTTTAGAAGTATTTATTTACATTACACGCTTTTGCGTGTATTATATAGTGAAAGGAGGTTAAAGGAATCGGAGCTAGGAGGTGACAAATATGCGGAAAGCCTACCGCAGAAAGAAAAAGCTAAAGCTGATTCTTAAAACAACTTTTTGGATTATTGAGTTACTTGCAAATCTCGCAACAATCCTTCAATTATTTGGAATCAAGCTTTAGCTTTTAAACAAAATAAATAATAGGAATAGGGGATTGAAATCCTCTATTTCATATATCTTAATTTAGAATAGGAGAAAATACAAATGAAAAAAATTAATTGGGACAAATTTTTAACGAAAGCAATTTATACTAGCGCATTTACCTTTTTGGTTTTAAGAATTTTATTATGGTTAGGAGTGAGATTCTAATGGCAGAATTAAGTGAAGCAAGAAAAAAAGCAAATAAAAGGTGGGATGATAAAAATAAGGCTCGTAAGCTTTACATTAATAAACGTTCAACAACAAAGAGCTTCATTTTAAATTTTGCTACTGAAGCTGATTTAGAACAAATTGAAAAGTATATTGAAGAAAGACGTAGTAATTTGTAGTTGAAAACAATACTAAAAAATGGCTAAATAAAACTAACAAACAGTGAGCATATTAACCATTAAATTG